CAGATCTCAACTGGTGGACACGGGTCCCCCCCTGTTACACCGTTTGTCGCGGCAATGGGGTACGCCCCATTGTTCCGTGCTATTGACGATTTTACTTTCTTAACTAGGTATCGAAAGTGTTAAACCAGCTTTCACCAAACTTTCTACGGAGATTGTAAGATTAAATCTGACCTGCTAGACGTATCATAAAATCCAATGTTTACTAGTATTGCTTAAAGCTGTCCGATCATGAGGAAGTACCTACTTTCGGATGTGGTATTTATGAGGCCCGTCACTTGGCCTAGTATGAAAGAAGTGACCACCAAACCAGTCCGCGAACTATGTTCGTTTATAGTTATGATGTGTACCTTTTCTAAGGCGCGACTATTTAGTCTCACATTTTATAAATTGGTGACAATTTACATAATTATATTCGTTTAGTGTGCGGAGAGCCGTAGACCTATGGTGTATGTTGATTTGAAAGAGCTTGCTCTTAGTCAGTACATTGAAAGCCCTAGTGGTGTAGTAAAACATAGGTCGCTTTGTGAACGAGAAACCCCAACTTTTGGGGCTTTCAGTTCGCATGGCTCTGGTATTTATTAATAAACCAGAGATGTGCGATTGTAAAGCCTGTAACAGTGTCAATTTGACACAAAAAGAAAAAGAGGAGTCCGAAACATTTTTCGGACAGTACTGGCCTTTGCTCCATTCGGGAGCGAGTTTTTGTTTGAATAGAACTCGGAAGGTGTGCCAGTATATGAAGGATTGGATGTTGGTCGATCGGTGTGTAGAATGCAATCGACTATTTCACAGACGGGAGGAAGATGGCAAGTATGCCGGTCTCTGTAAACGACACAGAGACATGAAGCCACAAATGGGTTTCATTGGCGTAGAGCAGCCACCTTTTTGGCTTGTTAAAAACTGGATGTTCTTTATGTCAGTTCTTATGCTATGCTTTGCTCCTTCTACGAGTTTTGTCTGGGATTTGGTGTATGGGCTGCTCTTTATATGCATTTTCACTATGTCCGCTTGTGTTTACACTTCCATTGTAACAATGATATGGAGGATGTTTTACACAAAACGTCGAAATGTTTATGAAGAACAGCTTGGAATCCGTTTGCCATCGTTTGTGACTCCAGATTTTGTTGCTCGAGAAACTACTTTATTGTTAGCTTTGAAAACTAGCATTGTTTCTAGTAGCGATAAATCTGGTGTTATTGCTGCTTTAGTGTCATATGCTCAAGCTCATAGTCAACGTTCTCTCCTGGGTCATTTAATGTCTTTTATGAGATCAGAAAGTGATCGTAATTGGTATGAACTTGTGAGCGGGCATATTAATACTATGATAGAGCAGGATGGCGAAGACGAGGAAAAATGGTTAAATGATTTGAAGGAAGCATTGACTAATTGGACACGTTATCGCGAGAATAAGGATATTAAGAATTTCCTTAAACTTTTGAATTATGTTGTTTCTGTTGGAATGTGTGAAGCTTCTAGTTTGACCTTTAAAATGGGAAGACTTACTTTCTTTGCTCCTGTTGTCTATAAGAATCAAATAAATTGTGTTGATTTAATGGATCTTGTGTGCACAACTGCCATCGGTTTTATCGAAGGTGGCTGGCGTGTATACAAAACAGGTGAAGTATCCGCATTCTTTGCTCACGATGAAGATATGAAGATATTTGAAGAGAAATATAATCGTATTCGTGATATTCATGGTTATTCTTTGACAGGAAACTTAAAAGAACATGCTAATATTGCGGAAACGGATTATGAAGTCCTCCTTGATGAAATCATTGCTCTCGGTGACAAGGTTGCTAAGAAAATATCTCGTACGATGACTGTTGAAAAGAAATTTGTAATGGATAGACTTGATAGATTACGTGATTGGCGAAATGAGTTTACACAAGTTCGCACACGTGGTGGATTGAGGAAATCCCCATTTGCTGTTTCTTTGTATGGAAATACGGGTGTTGGAAAGAGCACTTTAAATCAGTTGACATATGAAGCAATCGGTCGTTATAATGAAATTGATGTTTCAGATGAACGAGTTGCTGTATGGGCTGATAATGATAAGTATGCTTCCAATATTCGTTCATCGACGAATGTTATTATTTTTGATGATCTTGGAAATACAACACCGAAATTTATGGATTTTTCGCCAGTTTATCGTCTTATTCAAACTATCAACAATGCTTTGTTTCTTGCACCTATGGCTGAAGCATTCCTGAAAGGGAAAGTTGCACTTCATCCGTGGATTGTCATGATAACAACAAATGTTGAACATTTGCTGGCCGAACAGTATTCAGAGAAACCCGAATCTGTACTTCGTCGTATGTTCCATGTTAAAGTGGAAGTACGAGAAGAGTTTCAGACCGACGGTCGACTGGATTCTCGTAAGGTCAAGGAGATATATGGGATGAAAAGAGATGCTGATATTTGGTTACTCACTGTTAGAAGATGTGTCGTTGGTGCACCCAAGACTACTAATTCTGATAAGAACCATTATGAGCTACAACCCATAACGTTTGAAGGCGAGGAAATGTATAAAGTCGATGTTTATACGTATTTGCGATGGGCACAAGTTGCGTCAAAAGATCATTTTGATTTTCAAGCAGAATTAATTGAACTTAATACTGTTAAAAAAGATGATGATAAATGTTGTACTAAGTGTGGTTTCGCATTTTGTGATTGTGAAAAGATAGAGATGGCTGAGCAATGTGCGCGTTTGCCAAGCGAAGTCGATCTCAATGTTCATCCTGATGATGACTCAGTAGTTGGAGAACTTAATGAGTTATGTCATGGATTAAGGACTATGTTGGGTGTTGATGATTGTTTTGAAGAAAATGCGTCACCTTTGCTTCGATCCATTTTGCGTCGCTTACTTTGGTATTTTGCAGGATATTGTTTTGGCTTTATATTACAAGTCTTTATTATTATTTTGCAGTTACCAAGTGAGTCTCGTGTTCAATTTATTCGCTATTATACTGCTTGGGCAAGAAATTATCTCATTGCATGGAGAAATAGCTTGCGTAGGTCAGTTATGTGGAATTTGTATAGATTTGCACGATGGCAATTACAACAGCGTTGGAACATTAGGGCTTTCTTTTGGCGATTGAAAGAAACGAGGACCGAGGATCTTATTCATTTGGAAAATTGGTACAATGATTCCATTTTTGATTGGGTAGCATGGGTGCCTGAGAGCTTTATAACTTCACCTTTGGTGACATATGGAGTTCTTTTTGCACGCAGGTACGAAATAATTGATAAGAAATGGAAAGTATTGTTGTTGTACTGGTGGTGTCTCACTGCTTGTGGCTGGTGGCTTGTTAAAGGCTGGTTCTTTTCCAGTTTATTGTTATTTTATACGACTGTTACATCTATTGCAGTTGTGTTATATTATGAAAAACGAGCTATTCAACATGAACTATTGCAGCGAAACAATGCCCTTCCAGCGTATGTTAAGATTTTCAAGGAGCACTCTGGTAAGTTACTACTTGGAACTGGATTGTTCGGATTGTATCATGTTTGTCGATGGATTTATGGTATGAAGAAGGTTTTTGCTCCTCAGGGCAATTTATCTCCTACATCAATGAAAGATATTGAGGAACGTGATGCAGAACCGAACGTTTGGGCTGCAAATTACATTTCACCATTACCAATGAGTACAGCTTCAAAAACTACGACATCACATGATTTAGCTAATTTATGTTGCGAAAATCTTGTTTATGTCGAAAGTGCGAAGTATTTTATTCGTGGGTTCTTTATTGAAAGTAATTTCATGATTCTTCCTGCTCATTTTGTTAAGAAGCATTGGGAAGAAGGCCATTTGGATTTCGATGTTCGTTGTTGGAGGCGAAATCCAAAGGTAACAGGTGGTAATTTTCGAGAGAAAATTGCTAAGGAGTATACATATGTTGTTCCCGGTACGGATTTTGTGATTTGTTGGACTCCTAGTGCTGGAAGTATGGGAGATATGCGGAAGTTCTTGCCTATGGATGCTGTTTCAGATTCAGAAGCTACTTTTATCTTAAAAGAGAAGAGTGGTGATATTGAATTTGCAAAAACATTCTATAGACACGATCGTACGGGTATTGACCATTATTCTATGAAGCACATACCAGGAGGTACTTATAAATTACCTTTTGATACTGCGGATGGGATGTGTATGTCCCCCCTTGTTTCCCGAGGAAAAGGAACGACAATCCTTGGTTTCCATTTGTGTGGACAAGGTCGCACAGGTGGTTGTGGTTATTTGACATATGACCAGGTTGAGAAAGGCTTGAAATATTTAGCCGAAGTCCCTGGTATTGTCAGAACCGCAAGTCGAGGAACTTTACCGAAAGATCAATTTGGAAAGAAATTAGTTGAAGATGGTGAAATACATCGAAAGAGTGCTACACGATTCTTAACTGAGGGCTGTTCAATTGAGATTTATGGTCCCACCTCTGGTAGAGCTACTCCTGTTTCGTCAGTAGTACCAACAATCATATCTGATCTTGTTGCGGAGGTTACTGGAGTACCACAAAAGTGGGGACCCCCCAAATTGAAAGGTGAAGGTGTCTACCCTTATCAGGTGGCATTGGAACAATTGTCTCATCCGTCTCTATCACTAGGAAGTATTGTAGTGAAAGCTGTTCGTTGTTATCGAATGCAATTTCTGAAGATTCGTGAGAAGTTGCCTGAATTATTTAAAGAGTGTAAACCTTTAACACAAGTTCAGACAGTTTCTGGAATTATTGGAAAGCGCTTTATAGATCCAATGAATTTTAATACTTCGCCTGGATGGCCGTTGTCTGGAAAGAAGACCAAACTTCTGATTGATCTTGATCCAGATGAATATCCAGATAGTGGTAGACCACGGACATTTGTTCCTGAAATTTGGGAAGAAGTTGAACGTATTAAGAAGATTTTGTTAGCTGGTGAACGTGCTTATTGTGTATGGAAAGCGTGTTTAAAGGATGAAGCTACAAAATTGATTAAAGACAAGGTGCGTGTATTTCAAAGTGCACCTATTGCGTTACAACTTATTATTCGCATGTACTTCTTGCCTATTGTTCGAGTCATCCAACTAAATCCACTATTGTGTGAGTGTATGGTTGGAGCAAATGCTGAAGGCCCTGAGTGGGAGCAGCTAAATGACTTTATGACTTCGAAAGGTGATAATGTTTTGGCCGGTGATTATAGTAAGTATGATCAAAGGATGCCTGCACAACTTGTGACTGCAGCTTTCTCAATCTTAATATGGGTCGGAGAACATTTATGCGAATATCCGGAGGAGGATATCCAGTTGATGAAGGCACTAGTTGCTGAAATTGTGTATCCCTTGATGGCTTACAATGGCGATATGGTAATGTTGTTTGGATCAAACCCTTCTGGGCAAAATCTGACAGTCATTATCAATTCCATCGTTAATAGTTTGTTATTGAGGAGTTGTTATTATACACAATATTCAGATGAACCTGTTGGTTCCTTCACCGACTATTGTGCGTTTGGTACATATGGTGACGATGTGAAGGGAACTGTCTCTGTGGAGAGACCCCTTTTCAACCATATTTCATTTGCTCAATTCTTAGCCATTTTCGATATGAAGTTTACAATGCCAGATAAAGAGTCTGTCGCAACCAAGTATATGGATGCTGATATAGCAGATTTTCTTAAGCGTAGTAATTTCTATCATCCTGATTTGAAAGCGTATGTTGGTGTGTTATCTGAGGATTCTATCTTTAAGCGATTACATGCCCACTTACTTTCGAAGGAATTGACTTTGGAGCAACAAGCGGCGCAAAATATTGACACATCTCTCCATGATTGGTTTTATTATGGAAGAGAAGTATTCGAGCGACGACTTTCAGAAATGAAAGAAATCGCATCCCAAGCTGGAATAACCCATTTGTGTCATGGGTTTGACAAGAGTTATGATGATCGGACTCAGGATTGGTTTCGTAAGTACCGACCTGAAGACGCTGACCCTGTCGATGAAGCTAGGATTACCTTACGTGAGAATTAATGGTTAAATTCTCCACCCCGAAGTCCATCGGGGTTCCTGTGTATAGTTAAAACGGACTGTGTATATATGGTTTACCAATTGTGTTTATGTTTTGTGTTGTGTACATTTATGGAATTAGGCTTTGTACATATTGGTATGGTGCTCGGCCATACCCCTATTTAGGGGAGTAGTTAGCCACTACAAAATCATCGCACCGTTCTACAGTTTGAGTCAACTGTAGATATTGTTTATATTGACTCAGTAACAATTTTGATTATTTATTTATAAATTTATGTTGTGAAAAGATGTTATTTAGGCCCCAAATGGGAGTCGTAGCTGAAGCTTCGATTCAAACCAAAGGGACCTTTACTGCTCAAGAAAATGTCGATTTTTCAGACCAAATGCAACCTTATGTATATAATGCTGGTGGTGAAATGGATCCTACGAGATCGTTGCAAGATACTAATGATGCAACACTTGACAATTTCTTTAGTCGACCCCTCAAAATTCATGAGGTGGAGTGGGGCACGGGAACATCTTTGTTTTCTAGTATAGATCCTTGGACTTTATATTTTGAAAATCCCCGTGTTATTAATCGACTAGTAAACTACAAATTATTGAAAGCCAAACTTCATGTAAAACTTGTTATAAATGGAAATGGTTTTCAATATGGGAGAGCTATTGCTTCTTATTTGCCTTACGATACCTTGGATTCTTTATCTACTAGTCGTGCGCTTATAGCGCAAGATTTAGTTCAAGAATCACAACGTCCACATGTTTATCTGGATCCCACTACTTCTAGTGGTGGGGAAATGATTTTACCAATGTTTTGGTATACGAATTATTTAGATATTCCAGATACTGATTGGAACAAACTAGGATCACTGACAATCCGTTCAATCAATGATTTGAAGCATGCAAATGGAGCAAGCGATCGGGTTACTGTGAGTGTATTTGCTTGGGCTGAGGATGTATCCTTCAGTGTGTTAACATCACATGAGCCTGTGTCTTTGGCCCCTCAAATGGGAGAGATCGATGAAGCTAATCGCTCTGGTGTAATATCCAAACCTGCTAGCGTAATTGCAAAATGCGCAGGAGCTTTGAAAGATGCTCCAATGATAGCACCCTTTGCTTTGGCAACTGAGATGGCTGCATCTACAGTTGGAAATATAGCAAAGATGTTTGGGTATTCGCGACCGCCTGTTACCAAGGCACCTGATCCATTTGTCCCACGTCCGTTCGGGCAATTAGCTCTCACGAATGTTCCAGATAATTGTTTCAAACTGACAGTTGATGAGAAACAAGAGTTATCAATTGACGCGCGAATCGCAGGATTGTCAGGAGGATTGGATCCTCTGAATATCCGTGATATTGCTAGCCGCGAATCATATCTCACAACCTTTAGTTGGAACATAGGGACAGCTCCAGAAACAATCTTATGGAATGCTCGCATCGATCCAGCTATTTGGGCAGAAGTAGCTTCTAATCCAAAGGAGTTGCATCTTCCTGCCTGTGCTATGGCGTGTTTACCATTTAAGTATTGGACGGGTTCGATGAAATTTCGTTTCCAGATTGTGTGTTCCTCATTTCATAAAGGTAGGTTAAAGGTTGTTTACGACCCTGACTATATCGCGACCAATGAGTATAACACAAATTATCTGCATATTGTAGACATTGCAGACACAAAAGATTTTACCATTGAGATTGGAAATGGTCAGAACCGGACATTGCTCGGTCACCATATTCCAGGTGTTGATAGCGTCACTCAAATGTATAGTACTACTCAATATACTCATAGTGAAGTTGGCAATGGTGTTATTGGATTATATGTTGTTAATGAGTTAACTACTCCTAACAGCACTGTCACCAATGATATCGAAATCAATGTGTTTGTATCTATGGGGGATGATTTTGAGGTATTCGTACCTGATGATCAATTCCAAAGATATGTTTACAAACCGCAGATGGGTTCATTCAGGGAGGATGATGTACGTGAATCCATGCCTCTGTCGTCACGATCTAATCGTTTCGTCCATGCTACTGGTAGTCGCTCTTCCCGTCCAATGTTTAAACCTCAATCTGGAAAGATCGTTCCGGAATCCGAGAACACTACAGAGCCAAGTGCACCACTACATGATGACACTGTAAAACTAGGACCAACTTTACAAGGTGGTGAGTTAATTAACAAAGTGTTTACAGGCGAATGTATAACCTCATTTCGTCAAATGCTTAAACGCTACAACTTACATTCTTGTGTTGGGCTCTTAAATAGTGCTCCTGTAATGTTACAATTACAAATGGCCGCTTTTCCGTACTTACGAGGAGCAGTTACAGGTGCTATTCACCAGACAACTGCTTTTGCTGACTATAACTTTTGTAACACAGTGATGCTTCATTGGGTGACCCATTGTTTTTCGGCATGGCGTGGCTCAATTCGCTGGAAAGCTGTGAACAGAGCATTTCAGGTAGAGAGAAGTGGACCGAGAATGGAAGTTACACGCTTCCATGATTCGGCTGTATACTCTAATGTTATTACAACTCCGTTTACAGACTACGCGACAGAAAGTCAAGCCGCCGATTCAGTGGTTGTCGAAACACCTGGTTCCGGTATTCTAGCAGCTCAAGGAAAACCTAGCTCTGCGACGCTCGGGTCCGCTATTACTGTTGGAGAAGTTAATCCTACGCTTGAATGGGAGATTCCTTTCTATAGTTCTTTTAGGCATGCGCCTGGTAAGGAACAAGACTGGACATCTTATATTCCATTTGGAGGATCGCTCTTCACTACATGGTGTAACCCAGATGCTAGTAGTACAGTTGACTTTTACTGTGCAGCAGGCGAGGATTACGTTCCTTACTTCTGGACTGGTTGTCCCGTAATTTATTATGAGGCTAACCCACCCGACCCTATTATAATATAGTAGGCTCAGGGGGACAGACACCTCCTAAACAAATGTGGCTTTTAAGAAGTGCCAGCAGGAGTAAACTTCTTAACGATTTCCCTTTTTGTACAGGGGACTCGGGGGGACAGACACCCCCTCAACAAATGTGGCTTTATAGAAGTGCCAGCAGGAGAAAACTTCTAACCAAGACTGTGGTCGTCTTGGGGAGACCTTTAGGTCTCCGGACTACGCCGTATCTTATTCATATGATTGAATTTTTGCCGGATTAGTCCGGATTTTTCTAGATCACATGTTAAGTTAGCGTAGCCCAGTACGCGTCAGTAATGTCGCGTATGAGAGGTTGAGGTACTATTTTGCGCCAACCTCTCCGTGGGCCATAAATGCAAT